TTTTGTGGTCTTTCGTAATTGGCATGCGTACCAGTCATAGAACCCACCACCGCTATCATGATATTTTGCTTGGTCTTTATGTGAAAGTGCTTTAAACAATTTTAATTGTCGATAAACAGAATCGGGTGAATGAGAAGAATGTATATTCGAGTAATCTGTTCCACAAACAACACACATCATTTTAAACTCTTGTTGTGTGAGTGACAATGATTTCAATATTTCTGCCATATTATATGATATTACAGAATGATTTAGTAAACTTATGTTTCGTAACACAATAGGGCAACCATATACAAACATATCTGTATCATCACTCAAACACGCATCCACTCGTTTTTTCAACGATAGATTTGCGCATAACGCATCTGCTTCGCCTTCCGCATCGATGATAGTAAACCCGAAACTAACTAAAAGCTCTTTTACACTTGCAATATCACAATCCCGTAACCGAACAAATTGTTTTTTTAGTTCTCGCATCGTTTCAGTAATGTCATCAATTTCAGTTGTTGTTACTGACGTAGATGTTTTGGTTGCAATCTCCTCTTTTTTGTCTTTGACAATCTTCGCAAGTGTGTCATATTGACGCTTTGCATCTTCTTTCTTCTTTCGACGTAGTTCGATCAGTTCTGTTTTCTGTGGAGGAGGTGGGCCGTCGAAAACAAACACTGCGTGAATATTATAATGCCTGAAAATAGAACCCATAAGGTACATATTTTCAAGTAGTGCACCTTCACCAGAGTATTTGTACATGTATATACTTGTATCTACTGCTATTCTTTTTCCAGTAAATTCTTTCAAGTGCGTCCGAAAAGAAGCAGTGACGCAACGATTTTGTATAAAACGATTCAAACATCGGATTCCCATTTTTCTTTTTTACGGTAAGATACTCTTACCATAAAAAAATATTATTTCATTCAATTTTATTCACAACTTGTATTGTTTCAGATACTATATTATCAACTGTGAGTTACTGTTTATTCAATATCATCATCACTAATAATATTATTCGCATCAATTATGATTACATTCTGATCTTCGTGTGCTACAGCAGGAATCACCGGAGTAACACGTTGAGAAGCAACTCTTGCTTCGGCGTCGGATACTTGCTGAGGTTGCTGCTGTACTTCGACCTCTACAGTAATGTCAGGGTCCGTGTATTCAGTTACAATCATATCAATTCCAGTGTGTGTTTCAGCGTGTGTATTTTGAGCTCCTCCTGTCGTTGTCGCTGGACTGCTGTCGTAGTTGTGGTCTTGTTTCTTGTGTCTATGAATACGGTGTCGAACATAATCCTTCAGGTCATAGTAATCGCGATCCAACTCATGGTAGACATCATCTTTCAATTCACTCATCTTTTCTTTCATGTCGTAGATATCGTTGCTAGCTTGTCCTACCTCATCTTTCAAGAACTCTACTGTCTCTTTTGTATCAGATAGTTCTGCATCTACCATTCCAATACTACTCTTCAAGGTTTCTGCATTCTCACGAATGAGTTTGATATCTTCTACCATTTCAAAGTAACGTTGTGAATGATATTGATTCGAACGTGTAACCAAATCAACTAGTTCCTCGTTCATATTTTGAATTTGACGAGTAGTCGTATTGCTTTCAACCTCCACCTCTTTCGAAATTGCGCGTGCAAACTCTTCACGCAAATTACCTGACATATGGTAACAATATTGCTCAGTAAAATTGCGCGCTTCCTGAATCTGTTTGAAGCAAACCCCTTCAAAATCAACGAGTCTCTTCGAAATATTCTCCGAAGTCTGAACTGCTTGGTTCAACTTTTCCATCATGTCATTCTCACGACGAACAAACATCTCGTAATCACTGTCGTACGTCTTATACAAGTCCGCCATCTCTCTCTTCAACTTCGTATTCTCTTGCTCAAGTGTCTTCACCTTGGCATCAAACTCGTCGCGAATCTTGTTCACGTATGCAAACACCTCATCATTCGCACTGTATGCACCATATGATACGTCACTGCGGACCTTCTCGCATTTCTTGTTCACGTATTTTCTCAATTTTCGCACACGATCCGACAATAGATTCGAATCATTTAGTTTATCGTGGACTTCGGTAAGTTCTGCACGAAGCTCTTGAAGTTCCTGATACATTTCATCCGAACCACGCGTGAGATTCGCAATATTGGTCTGTAGGTTATCTGTTTGTTCCGACTTCATGAATAGGGTTGCAATATTTTTCCAAAGCATCGTTTTTTCGTCGGCATCATGATTCTCTGTCAACGTTGCACACGCAGTCGGCACCAGCGGAGGCATGGATTGTTTTTCTTGATTATATAAATAATATTGAGGATTGTCCACCGTAAGTGAAACTAACCTTCCAGTAGAGGTTTGAGGAACTGGACGAGACGACGACGACGACGACAATGACGACATGACGATAGCGTAGATGAAATCAACGATGTATATTATATCGATATCGATTTATATTCAATTTTACGCAATTATGAAATGCTAATCAGTCTATCGTCATTCTCATTGTTTTTGTAGCAATCGTTGAACTGTGTATTTGATGTGAATGCATCTTCGGTTTTTCAATATATGCCACCATACTTAACACAACTGGATCTCTCGATATCGCGGCTAAAAGGTCTACAAACTTTGGAAGTGTCTCTACATTTCTTGAAAATCGTATCGCACTTACACGACCTTTACTTTGATTATGTTGACAGCACCACGAAATGAATGGAAGCGCATACGCCGAGAGAATACCGCCAAGAATATAATATGCGTATACATTCGTATCTTCAACGTATCGTTTTCGACACACTTCCATATTTTCTGGAGACTGTATTGTAATGTGAGCATACCTGAGTTTCATAATATCGAGCACTTTCACTGCTTGATACACGTAAAAAATCGAATTCTGCAGTAATTTCTCTCGCACTATTCGAACAAAATGCGCCTGTGTTATTGATGAAGATGGCGAATTTTCAAAATAAGAGACGAACATCGTGTTTATAATTCGCGCCCATGTTTCCGTATATGTTTCAAATAATAAAATATCTTCATGCGGAACACAAAATGTATTTCGAAGTCTCTCATTTGCATCATGTAAATCTTGGTCAATGAAATCCATGTTAAAATTGTGCATGGATTCATGGACAAATACTTTGAACCACTCTTCCGTGCGGTATACCACAATCTCACCGTCTGTTTCACAGTTTCGCGTAAGTCCCGTGTTTACATGGATTGCCGAGAGAACTGCGTTTTCACCCGTTGCTCCTTGCGATGGGCGTTGTTTTTTGAATGGTGTCATATAAAAATATACGTTAAGACTTTTCTCGGAACATTCACGGTCAGACAAACCTGTAACAATCGTGAGCCAAATAAATACTTTGTACGCGTAAACTTGATACATTGCAATTTCGGAAGCACACAAATATGACGATGCGCCTGATGTTGACGACCAGTTATTATGTTTACTGCATACTGATATGTGTGATTCCGGAAATGTTACAAAATGAAGTGATACTTGACGCCCATGAATTACTGTCTTAAAATGGATACAAAACTCGGATTTCTCTCGAATATATGCATACACTTTGTAAGGAATATACATGTCATCATCACCACTGTTACTATGGTTATGTCGCATATCATAGGTCCGCTGTAATCCCGATAAGATGCGTGGATGAGGAAGATCATTTGCCGAATTTTTAATTTCGGTAATATGATACGCTAATTTGGTTTCACATGTTTCACAATAAATCGGTTCTTTGGGTTTATTTACATCCTTTGTGAAGATATGGTACAATTCGTATTCTGCGGTTCGTAATTTATCATAAAATGCATTAAAAAAGTTAGTTGTCAACTCCTTATTTTCTGGAATATGAGAACGGATTGACCGTGGCAGTTGTGCAGTATAATCTCTGCGAAGGTTTTGCATTGTTTTCTGAAGTCCAGCTACGTCTTTTTGAATTTCATCTTCGATCCACATTGGATAATAATTATATACTATAATATACACCTATTATAATATAAAACAAACGAGTCAATGTTCGAACTTATCTTTAAGAAGTATTTTAAACCAGGAACTATCCATATATTCGTGTTTTCATTTTTAGTATTTATTGTATTAAATGTCATTGAAAATGTTATCCATTATAACATTGGTAAATTCCATGAAGGAGTCAATGAAACGAAGAAAGTAACAGAAGGGGGTAAAGACATTGCAGGATACCACTTTACAAATCCATCAAACACAGACTGGGTGCGTATTGTCGTGATTATGTTGGTGTTTGCAGTATTACAAGGACTCTTTACGAGCTATTTCAGCGTGTGCTGAAATGTCAGCGTGTTCCAGCGCCTGTTCTCAATTTTTGTCGAACTCTCATAAGATGTTGGTATACTTCTGGTCTGGTTCCTCGCTGATAGTGCACCAATTTTGCATTTCGTGTGGCTAATAATAAGTCCTTCAGGTTCTTATTCTGAGAGAATTTCGCAAACATAGCGTTCTCCATCTCTCGTTCACTCCGTCCATGATTAAAAAAATCCGGGTCAATCGTTATCCGCGATGGTCGAATAATTGTACTATGGTTCAACTTTCCGCTTTTACTTCCTGCAGCTTTCGCAAGAACCGGGTCGGATGATATTTCAGAACGCGAGTCTAGTGAAAACTTCAAATAAAATTCGCGATTATTGTTTCTGAATTTGCTCCCTTGATAATAATGTTCTACACTCTGCCATGTATGATTATCCAGCATAAATGGTTCATTCCAAAAGTTCGAGAGTTTCCGCCGCCAGTTGTCAAACGTTGCAAGTTTATGAAAATGAATCTTCTCCGTCTCAGGAATTTTCTCTCCCGCACCGACTCCAGGAAGAGCATTCGGGTTTGATTTCGCGTAAAACTGGAACACAATATCCGGTGTATATAAGTGTGCACCAGTTCTTGTTCCTTGACTTCCGCTACCATTTCCAATATGAACTTCCTCTAATAAGTCATCCAGACTTTCATTTGGGATATCATCCACTCTTATTCCAAGTTCGCGTTGAAACAGTTTGAACTGCGGAATAGCGCTATATCCGCATACTTGATTCTCCAAGCATTTCGTCGTTATAAGCA